TGTATCATACCATCTGACCTCAGCTTCTTGATATTCACGATTCGGTTTACCAAATATTGTCGGTTCAGTTGCTAAAAAGCTAGCACCTATGATTTCAATGTTACCATCAGGCTGTATGTCTTTATCTTTATACATATCAATAAATGCTGTACGTATATCTTTTACTGTATTAGGCATTATCTATCCTTTTATTACCTGCATAGTTTCTTTCCATCCATACAATACAACGTGCTGCATAGTTAATTAGATCTCTAAGACAATCATCTGCTGTATCGTAGTTTATATCGCCTTTTTGTTCCATAACAGATCTAAAGCGTAACACTTTAGTTGTTAGCATAGTATCAAATGACTGCCATCCATGCGGGTAATAGTCATCGTCACACACAGAACCGCCTTGATAGTCCTTACCTTTCTTTTCCATTAAGGCTGCGCACTCTTTCAATACGGTTATTGCGTCATGTAAATAAGTTTCTCCTGTCAATGTAATGTCTCCTTTACTACGTTTTCTGATATAACACTTTGTTTAACACATTCAGATAATAGTGTGCCAATAGTATCCCATTCCATTTTCTCAGATCGGTATACAAAAATAGCAATGGCGAGCAATGTGCCCGCCACCGCAAATGGATCATGTTCTTCTTCTGTTAACTCTACTACGGTCTGCATAATGCGTTCATGTATTTTTATAGTTGGGTTTGTCATACTGCCGTTATCTCCTCTATATCTGCACGGTAGTTCTCAATTACATACTGACAAACTTTATCCCATGTGTTATACTTTTCGCCTTCGATATCTACTGCCACTCCATCGAACTCCTCATCATCACAGCATAATTGGAAATTACTATCCCATTCTATGCTACCATAGCACCAGATCTCTCCGCCGTCAGGCTTAACGAATACATACTTATCATTCTCTTGTGTCGTTGTATTGTCTTTAGTCATAACATTCTCCATTGTAAACTCGTCTGATCGCCACATCAGATAAACCCTAAAGTATCTTACTACTTATGTCACGTTATTTGTTAGGTCCTCTCGTGCTAAGAAGGCGTAGTACTGGGCGAGTATTCTGTTTAATAATATTCTGCTAGATACCAGACGATGTAGGCTAATGCTGCACCGCCTGCGAAACTATACAGTATAAGTTCAAGCATGAGAATATGCTGCAACGTCGTTAACATAAACGTCATAATGCGTAGCCTTATCTAATGGTAGGTAGCAGTCATAAGCTCTTGGGTGCTTACCTTCTAATCTAGCCCACATAGTTCTTGGACCACGACCCATTAGTCTTACTCTCATCTTAGTTCCCCAGCCTCTCTCGCTATTCATAAGCTTTACGTTCTTCTTTAAATCTATGATAGCAGGATCATTTCGGTTTGTTACAGTAAACTTATAACCGCTCATTGGGAATCGTTCTTTAGTTACTCTATGTATTGCTGTTGTTGCTTTTTTCATGCTATTCTCCTAATTAGCTAATTCAAAGTCTTCTTGCAGTTTTTCTTCTCGCTTGTTATTCATCCATTCTTGTAAGCAAGCCACTGCGTCTTTCTTATCGAGGTTAAAATCGTCTACTAGATACGTACATGCGCCGAACATATTACATTCGCCGCTTTCCCTGAGGCTATCAAGGAACTTAAAACATTCTTTCTTGTAAGTTTTTGTAAGGTTTCTAGGCATGGTTCCTCCACATTGGTGATTCATCTACTTTCTTTTGATCTTCTTCACGTAGGTCTTGGTACTTTACATACTTGGCTACAGGTAAATCAACTAGGCTAAATAACCCACCTAATCTACCAAACTCATCTACTGGATACGTCATTGCTTTATACGGAATGCGTTGAGTTTGGGAATCTTTTTGTTCCATGCTTACCTCCATTCTCTGATATACAATTGGTTTCTGTTACTTCATATTTAGGTAGGACTCGCAAAGCATCTCGCTGCATTTCTTCGGTTCTGTTAATGCAATGCTCAATAGCATTATACGGTCCTCTGTTATCGGATAGTAATATACAATCAGGTAAACCCATTGTTAACTTACATACGATTATGGTTGCATAAATCATCTCAACAACCTCGGTGAATCGGTTCTTCTTCGTCAGCTAATCTTTTCTGCTCGTCAACAATTAGTTCTTTGAGATACCATTGAGCTTTCTTTAGGTCATTTAGTGACTGGCCCTTTGCCCGGTAACGCCATATATACTTCATGATGTTGCCTTGCAGATAGCCCTGATACTCTGCACCGGTAGCTGCTTTGATTGCTTCAATGCACTCAATATCGCCTTGCTTGTAGTGCGGTGGACTGTTGACGATTAACTCATCAAGTGCCACAAAGTCTTTTGCTAGTTTCATAATAATCTCCGTGAACTGGTTGACGCCGCGAGAAGCCCTGAACCCGCGTTGTCGGTTATGCCAAAAAACGCCGACGCCCCTAGGGCCTGTTGACTAGTACAAACGCACGCCAACAAGCACTATGAGCGCTAGCAATATGAGGATACTAAGTGTAAACATTAATGCCTTTCCTGAAGTACAATGAGGCCGAATATAACGACCCCAAGGACTATAAAGAACGATACAGACACTAGAACGGCAACTTCTGTTCTGATGGCTCAGACGTAGCTACACTAGGTGCAGAATCGATAGCTTCGAAACCTGCAGTAGGCGTGTACTCTACTAGGTCAACAACTTGAACTGCAGTAAGCGATGTAGCAACACCTTTACGACCTGGTGCTTCGTACTCATACTGCCATAAGTTGACATTAACCTTGGAACCGTTGCCGATATTAGTGCCGTCAAGAGGCTGTAGCTTAGAATCTACGATTTTGACAGGAGCATTAGGTTGACCATCGGCCTTAATACCTTTACGCTTTAGGTTAACATTGAAGGTCTTGTCATCTTCTTTATCTTGTTTGACGTTAAGACCGTAATCTTTGAGCTCTTGAACTTTAGCAGCATCAGAGGTCTGTATCACCATTTCCCATTGCTTAGAACCGAATGGGTTAACGGGTGCGTCAGTACCTGAGATACGACAAAACTTAGCTGTAAGATCTTTTATGATTATAGAACGAGGATATGTACTCACGACTTTACTCCTTATAGTTTAGATTAAAAATGTAAGAGCCTAACTCAATCATATTATACGCTAGACTCTTACTATAAGCAATGCGTGCTTGTCACGCAACACTAGGATACTTGTTACTAACAAAGTGATCGACATTAAGATTATTAGAAACGATATGGATAATCTCGTCGACACCTAACGCTACATTGTAGACTGATAGCGCATAATCGAATATTTCTTGATGGGTCATATGACACCTCCTGTTAGTAATATACACAAGCAACACGAGCTTGTCTCGTTTAGCCAGGTAGTCATTGAGAGACACCTGACTATCTCGAATATCACCCTATTATAATACTTATAGGGTATTACCGGCCCCACAACCCCCTCTCTAATAGGGGACAGGCTACCTAAAGCCTCCTGAGAGCCAGTAACAGTACAATACCACTAAGCCAAAGCCTAGTGCCATTATACCATGAGCCAATAGAACCTCAGTCATGTTACCATCAGCAATATGATTAGGCCAGCAAATATAGCCACAACTCCTATAACGTCATCTTTAGTAACCATGTTACCTCCTATGATAATATTAATACTACCCACAATGCCAGCTTGTCTGGCAACCCGTAAACAAAACAAGGGGGCCGTAAAAATATAGTGTATACATATATATATATAATAAATTTTTCATAAGTCTCTTTTAAAGAAGTGCCTCCTATTAGAGATAACAATTGGTTAAATTTTAACCAGGAGGTATAATGATTCTCTACAATGATCCCTGCGATGATGTAGGAGTGAGTGTTAGTGATTGGATAAAAAGGATTAATAATGAACAAGAAAACAACAAAACAAGACCTGATAGTACTAATAGTAATAGGAATAATCGTCTTGCTAGCTATTGGGGTTCATTATGGATAATAGAAGAAAACTCGAACTTGTTAAGGAAGCGACGAAGCGAAAGCTCTTAACTCAATACCAGACAAACTTTGAACAGTTTGCAAAACAACAAATCAAAATTATTACTAAAGATGCTAGTAAAGGATTTGTGCCATTCGTATTTAACGAAGCTCAGCAAAAAGTAAATGAAGCATTAGAGCAGCAGTTGAAGGAAAAAGGCAGGGTTAGAGCTTTAATACTAAAAGCTAGACAACAAGGCATATCTACGTTCTGTACTGCACGTACGGCTTGGAAAAGCTTTTTTACCCCTAATGCCCGATCAGTAGTTATGGCTCATGATAGCGCTACTTCTGATGCTTTGTTTGCTATGAGTAAAAACTTGTTTGACCGTATGGCAGATGAGTTTAGACCTAAGTTGCTAGCTTCAAACGCAAAGGAGATTAAATTTGAGCATAACAATGCGGGATATAGACTATATACGGCGGGTAGTCCTGAAG